GTGATTGTTTAGTGCCGTCCTTACGCTTCTTAGCATGCGGCATTGGTTTAAATGGGTCCATAAAGAGGAATACAAGCTCTTGTAGCTTATCCTGCCTAAAGAAGGACTCTCTAACCCATTTATATTTGGAAGCCTCACTAGACTCCCTAAAACGTCCCTTAGCTTCTATATAGATAACTCTATGAGAGTCTTCTACAATAAAGTCTGGTTCATATGTATGATGTACTACATAATCTAATTTATCTGAGTGGAATGGAACTCCTTTTAAACATCCTTCAGCTAATTTCTTCTCCCATTTACTGTCGGCTTTCTTTGCTCCTATCATCCATCTTCTATTCCATCTAGCCATCTTTTCTCCATAATACTAGTACTCTTACCCACATTGCTACTAACACTATGTTCATTGGCAATAATCCCCAATGTCCATAAGATACAACCCATATTAGCCAGCAACATTCTGTTATTATTCCCCATACTGGGGTTATTCTGTGCAAGGATCCTGTTAAGTAAACAGTTCCTATTGTCATAAATGAGATCAACAACTCCCATAACGTGCTCATTCTTTCTCCAAAGACATTTCATATAGTGATTTATTTACAATGTCCATACTGATAATCTTCTTAATCTTAGTAATCACTCCATTAATTGTAAAGACATCTGGACCCTCTACTTCTATGATAACACATTCATCCATAGCTATGTCTGTTTTATAGATAGATATATTGGTATTAATCCTATCTAACCACAGTATCTTATAAGTTTTCCACACGGCAGCTACCTCAGTACCGTGCAGAGCTCTCATTAGTTGTAGAGAATCATCAACAGCTTGTTGGTCATTTAAGGCTACGTTAATCTCTAGTCTATCAACAATACCACCTTTATCATTCTTCTTAACAGTTAGCTGACCTCCTGGTAAATCATCATAGTTTCTAACTCTAACTACATCTGCTTTACTTGACTCAAAGAAGTAATCTTTACCAGACCCTTTAGTAGTGCCTGTAATTTCATCCTTTAATAAGTCCTCTATCTCTCTAATGATGTGGTACATCCTGTACCCTACAGCTATATACTTTTTCTCTATCTCTCTCATCTCTCTACTCCTCGGGGAATATATCATTCTTATGTGTTAGTAAATATACTACGAAAATAATTCCCATTGCGATTAAGATACTCATGTTTTAGCCTCTATAAATTTTACCATTATAGATGAATTTTCCGTCAACTATAGCAGGTGTGTATGCTGTAAACGATCCGTCATATGTAAACTCTAGAATCAGAAAACCTGATATCCAGTTAGTTGGTTTCTTTCTAAGAAAGGTAACCTTCTCTTCAGACCTTAAAGTACCAATACTTTGAGCCTGTAGCATTCCTCTAATAGTTACTGAACTATGCTTTTGCTGGTCTTCAGTGTGACCATAAAATATATTTGTACCAAGAACTTCTAACATCTTCTTAGCGTGGTGTGTTCCTGTATAGAAACCATGTGTAAAACAAGCATGACCAATCTGTAAGATCTCGTTATGTGGAATTGAATCCTTCATAAGAGAACCACCTACCCCATCTGAGGAGAAGTTATAACCAGTTTCATCCTTAATAGCTTGTTGAATACCTGGAATCTTCATCTCTAGGAACTGATCTAACCAGTATTCATGGTTACCAACACAAAAGAACTCATGAGTTGGTCTTGCCGCTTTCTTAATCTTACCCATCAGTTCTCTAGCACCACCAAGTTCTGTGATGAACTCCAGGATATTGTTCTTCTGAGGGTCCCAATGACTGACAGTACCACACTCCATAAAGTCTCCGATATGACCTAACCCATGTGGCCTATAGTCTTTTAGGAACTTAATGAGAGCACCTACTGCTTTTTCATCGTGATCAGGAAAGTGTGTATCTGGCATCCATACCATTCGGTACACGCCAGTCTTTCTGACCCTAGCTTCTCTAAACATCTTCTTAATGTCACGCTTATGAACCTTATTTCTTAAAGGTCCTGCTGTATCTGGATCCGGCATTCTACCCATCGATAAACTCCTGGTATTGTTTTTTAGTTATTGGTTTTAATACTCTTGTACTCGTGGTATGCCTAATATAAATTAGGTTATATTGTTCTATAAAGTAATCATAGCAAAGATCCTTAGAGGCATATAGTTGGGCTGCTTGTAGATGGGCTAATTCCCAATCTGTAATAGCTTTACCAGCCTTAACTTTACCTACCTTCGGTATCCCTGGAATATTATCAGTGGCATCGCCTGTACAAACTTGACGCCACAGGTTGAGTGTAGCCTCTTCCAATGTTAATGTACAGGTTTTGCCTGTATTATAGTTATAATACTCTAAGGGATGCTGAAGCAAATCTTTATCTATGTGGCAAATGATGGGATGCATTTGCTTACATTCGTATGCTCTAGCGATGACCCTGTCTTCTGATTCAATATTACGAACTACATTAGCATTCCAGCTCTTAACCATATATTCACGAGCCTCATCTAAAAACTTAGGCTTAGCTGCGCCCTCACGGTTACCTTTATATGATTGTGTTTTCTTATGAAGTTTGGACTTCTGAAACAACTTAATTCTAAAGTTAGTCTTTGTCTTTACCCAATCTTCGATATAAAGCTCATAATAGTCCGCATTTGTATCATTAAGGATCTGGTTGATCTTATAATCGATGCTAGCCTTCATCTCACCCTTACTGAATGAGATGCCGGCCATGTATGCAATAGAATCACCGTCGATTAATGCGATACGTTTCATAATTACATCCCCACGTCATCGTCGGAGTCATCTGGATCACCAAAAACCTCTTTACCGATGATAAGTGATTCAACTTTAGAGCCTGGGAAGTTTAAAGCTTCTGCTAAGATTTCACGCATCTTATCACTAAGCTTGTTTAGTAGTACATCAGGATCTGGATCATCAAAGTCAAATGCATATGAATCTGCTACTAGCTCGGGAATAGTTTTAGCTACTCTTTCAGATACACCAGTTACAGCTTCAACAAATACTCTATCTGTATTCTTGCCTTTCTTAAGTGTTAAGGCTACAGGCTTACCAATAAAGTCTTCTAGATCAAACTCATTACCAAGTCCAACTGCTTGTGCTAGTGGTAAGAATTTACCTTTCTCATGGAACGTAAGGTTCACACGATAGAATACAATCATTGGCTTATCTTCACCATTAATACTTACCTTATCATCAGACAACTCAAATACAAAGTTAAGTTGCTGTTTAGGTTTTCCACCTGGGAATTTAGGGCTTGGTCTTCTAACACCCATATCAATTACTCGAAGGATACGTGCCTCTTGTACACCCTCAGTTGGCTCTTCTCTTGTGAACGAAGAAGAATTCTTTTGCTTATCTATATTGAACTTAGCCATAATGGACTCCTTTTTGTTAATAATTAGTTTCTCTAAAAGTCAAAGATAGTCTTTTACTGTTTGTCTCTAAAGGCATTAAACCATGCCTAAAAGCTTTCTGAAAATCTCCTCCCATAATTACGACGCTCCCATCTTCTAGCCTTACGGAAAAACCATTTACAGTCTCCGCTTTATTGTAATCGTCTCGAGATTGGAACACTAGTTCTCTGATTTCTTCATCTTCAGCATCTGTAATTGTTGCAATAGCGATTGTTGAGCCTGGTTTTAGTTTTTTCTCACAATCACTGTGCATCTCTATATACTCACTTCCTGAGGAGTACCAATTCAATACTGCTTGATTAAAATCATCTAAAGAGTTGTTCTTTAGGAAGTCTAGCACAGGTTTTGCTTGTTCCGGTAGGGGAACAAAACGTTGCTCAGCTTCTCTTGAGGAAGAAAACATATATGATTTTTTAGTAGTTGGGTCGAAGCCAGGAACATTAAGGTATGATTTATATTTTCTAAATATTTTTTTATCAACATACTCTTGTGTGTTTTTGTCAAACACCACAACAGTATCCTCCAGATCTGTAGGATGCGCAAACAACAACTCCTTGGCCTTGGTTTTTATGTGGTCGGGTAACTGGAACACATCTAACCAACTTTTCTTTTTATTATCTAAGTATATTCTTGCCATTTTAAGCTCCTATTTCGCCTCACCCCATGATCTACCTTGTCCAATATCGGTAAATGATGGGATTTCTAATTTAATACAATTTTCCATAATTTGCTTTACTTGCTCAGCTTGTTCCTTAGTTCCACTGAAGTTCAATTCATCATGAACTACGGTTGCAGGAATAATACCAAGTTTGTAAAACACTTCTATCATACACCAAGACATCTGATCCGCAGCAGATCCTTGGATTAAATAATTATAAGCACGATAGCCTACACCATCGAAACGATTCTTACGTCCCAATAAAGTCTTAATAAAGCCACGTTCTATAAACAAGTATTGTGCATAATCACTTGTCATTGAGATATATGGCGCTGCTTTATCAAAAGCTTTACTGAAGTCTAATGCCTTCTCATAACTAATACTTAGTTGCTCAGCAGTGGATTTAACTCCCTTACCGTAGGCTTTACCTAATGCAAATGTCTTAGTCGTTGTCCTGTCGATTTCAACTCCAGTTGTTTCTTTAATAAGCTCTTGATTAAAGCTATGGCTATCGAGCTGTGGGTTCTCATGATATTTACTCTTCAATATACTGACCATAGGACAGTTAAATCTAGTAAAATCTTTACAGAACTCCCAACTACTTGTGTCACGATTATATCGTTGCTTCTTATATTGTGGTTTGTGTCTTTGACATTTTGCAGCCCAATGGACATATAGTCTAGGTTCTTGCGCAGAAAAGTCTAAACTAAACCACTCTTCTTTGTCTTCTGCTATAAATAAACTTCTAAGCATCGGACCAATCTCTTTATCTCTACTAGGTATTTGTGCTAGGTTAGGGTTAGTATGACTAAACCTTCCTGTAGCCTTAGCTCCTAGGATATTCATAGTTCCATGTATTCTACCTTCAATACTATTACGTTGCAACATGCCAACAAAGTCATCTCTAGCCTTCTTAAACTTTCTCCATAGTAGGATATGTGCTCCAATAGGGTGATCCATGTCTTCTAGTGTTCTCTTGTCACATTGATAATTGCCACTCTCTTTCTTAGGTAGTGGTATCCCTAAACCTAATAATAGCTCAGATAGTTGTTTATTGGAAGCATAATTACACCACCAACCTTTACTTTCTGCTTCTTCCTGTAACTTAAGTACTTTAGCATCTAATTTATCCCAAGCAACCTGTGCTGCGTCTAAATCGATCTTAACACCTTGCTTTCTCATTGCTACTGTAATCTTAGATACATCACTAAATGTTGAGTATAGAAACTTATCTAATTCTTTTGTCCATATCTTATGTATTTGTCTACAGATCTTAACGTCAGATATAGCATATTCTGCAATAACGTCAGGCCATAGTTCGTTGACAATATGAAGATTCTGCATCGCCCACTTTGTAGCTTTCTTTACATACTTCAATTCTGTCTTTTCTTTATACTCTTGATCATCCGTAGTGTAGTATTTCTTAGGATAGTCAACGAACTTACTGCCATCGGGTTGGGTATGTTCCATAACAAGTCTTCCAAATCTCTCTTGATCTTTCTCTGATTGTAACAGAGTCTTTGCTAAATAGTCAAGAGAATTTGACATTCTTAAGTTATTTTCTAATTTAGAACCTATCATTGTACAGAAGATAGGCTTATACTTATAGTCGATTGTACGTCTCTTCATCTCTGTGTTTAACCATTCAATACATCCTAACTCATATGAGATGTTGTGAGCAACTAGGATTAGGGCATTTTCAATAAGATCCATCATCTTGTGGTAGTTTGTAGTGTAACCAACTTCACCGTCGTCAATCGCAAAAGACATGCCAATGATATGGAACTCTTCGCTCCAAATGTAGCATGATCCTTTGTCCAGTAATTCTGGATCGTAGCTTTCAAAGTCAAAATATAGTGTGTACGTCATACCTTACCCTTATTGTTTATGCCCTAATTATATCCCATATTGATTATTATGTCAACTACTTTTTTAAACTTTTTCGCTTAAGGTCGTAGCTTCTTCAGGTTTAGCATTTAACATCTCTGTTTTTATTCTAGCTACAGTCTTATAGAATGACTTTTCCATCAATCTTGCAGCCTTTCTTCCTTGTTTTGTTCTTATGTTTAGTACATCAGCTGTGAAGGTCTCTGTTCTACCTTCTTTATCATATACAGGATATTCCTCAGAGATCTGTATCTTCTTAAATGCTTTCTTTAGCTTACGTGGTAGCTTAGCATCTACTATAAAAGCAGCTTGAATAGCTATCAACATATTTCTCATAAATCCTTGGCTCATTTTTCCATCTCCTCTAAAAGTTGTGTTCTGTCAAAACCTACTGCTTCACCAAATGAAACACATAGTCTTATAAATTCCTTAACATCTAGTTCATGAAAATTGGCCTCAACACTTACATCATGCTTGGGCCATCCTTCTTGACTATCTAGCTTATCAAAGCTTACTTTCATTGTTATTTTATCACTCATGTCTGTCCTCTGTTATCTTACCATTCTTTATAAACTCTGCTAAGAAACCTACATTAGCAGCGATATGGTCAATGTGGTGTAACCCACTTTCAGGATCTCTATCTTGTCCATCTAGTAAGGCTAATAAATGTCTCATTAAACTGTCACTAATAGTATGATACCCCATATTGGGGCCACCTTTACGCCAATTGTGCCAACCATACTTACTAGCACCGAACTCTAAGGCTCTTGCAGCAGCTTCAATGAGAGCAGCAGGTACTTAGCTTACCTTAGGCTTACCTTCATTTGATCTCTTTGCTCTACTGTGGCTGAATCCATCGCTCATATTAAACCCCATAATTTTAATAAATATAATACTATAATTGCTGGTGCGGCCGCTACCGCCCTGTAACTCATTTGATAAAACCAATCCTTCACACTCACATTACTTCCTCCTTCACTTCTAGCCATCCTGTGTTGTAGTTATATGTCAATGGATATCCAGCACCTAAGCGACCTGATAATCTATTCTTAATAACGTGGTATGTAGTAATACTAGGTTCTTCTCGTTGATCTCTTGAGATTGTAATAACAGCATCGCTATATTGCTTAATAGCTGCAGCTCCATAAAGACTATCTAGTCCTGGAATAGCTCCTTCTTCATAGCTCATGCTCTTATCATCTCTTTTCCTAACGTGTGATACCTGTATTATAGCACAGTCTAATTCTTGTGTCAAGTTTTTAATTCCTGCAACCAATCTTGCAGTTTGTTCAATCTTAGAACCCTTACCATCACCAAACATATCAGTTAGGATTGTTAAGTGATCAATAAAGATATACTTACATCCTTTAACTCTAACCATATATCTGATTTTATCATATAGTTCATCTTCAGTTAATGCACCAAAGCCTTGTTCAAATACAAATCTATCTTCAGAAAATAACTCTTTCCAAGCTTTCTTTTGATCAGCTTCACTAACATTAGATGCATCTACATTTAATACTTTTTTCATATGTAATCCCATTAGAGCACCTACACTGTCACATAAAGGCTCCTCTAATGCAATAATGCCGACCCCGTGGTCAGTATGATTCCAAAGATGCAATTGTAGGATCTTTAACATAGTTGTTTTACCAACTCCTGTACCAGCACCTATTGTATATAAACCTCCGAGCCTAATACCTTTAGTTATTTCATTTAAGCCCCATTCGTTTGGCAGTGGTACACTATCATAGTTGTCTCTATTCTTCCAAGCATCCCAAGTAGATGAACTTAAGATAATTCCTTCAGGTGTATATTCATTAGCATTCCAAACAGACTTATAGAAGTCATAGCTCTTACCAGCTTTTAACATATCATTAGCATCTTTCTCATCAAATGAAGCAATAAATGCTTGTTTAGGTGGCAGTAATCCACATACTTCTTTAACAGACTTTAATACATCTGGTTCTTGGTCCATTGCAAATATAATCTTTTCAAACTTAACCAACCATTCATAGTTAGCTAACACTGTTTTCTTTAAAGACTTGGCACCATTAGGTACCGATACTGCGGCGTAACCAGTCTTCTTAGGTGATTCATTAGCAGTCATCTGGTAAGCACTCATTGCATCTTCTTCACCTTCAGTAATAATAAGTAGGCGCCCACCATTAAAGAGTTGTTGTCCCCAGAACTCAGATGTAGACATATCACCAACTTCACCAAATGTTTTATTAATGTTTCTTTGCTTATACCCTGTAAGATTACCTTCTGTAAATCGTGGATAGAATGTTTTATCATCAATAGATCTAACACCGTATTTCTTTACAGTATCTAAACCAATATGCCGTAACTTTAAAGCTTTAGGTCCTGTTGACTGAATGTCTGTCATTGTGATGGATTGATTCACTTTCTTCTCCACTGGTTTGGGTGTTGAGGTTACTAATCCTAGATCATCTATATCTTGTGAGTTGTAATAAGATTCACATGACCAACAATATCCGTCATGCTCACCATCTTCAAGTTCATACACACTCATATTGTTACCTTTCTTATCTTTACCAGCGTCTTGACAAGAGGGGCATGCAAAATGACCTATGTGTTTACCTGATTTCTTTTCTTGTTTAATTTTAATCTTCGGCATATAATTCCTCCATCAAGGTGTCTGTTAAATTAACAGTCTCTTGAAAGTTTAGTGGTATGGTTACTATGTGTCTAATAATTATTTTAATGCTGTCTGCTGTAATTGCTTTGTCTTTGATACGAAATAACCCTAACTGCTCCATACGAAACAATAATCTATCGTATACAATTTCTGCAACGTTATCAGCTGTTGTTTGGGTAATTTCCGTATTGCCACTATCTATTGCGTAAGACTTTACTGCTTTAGATAAAATTTGCTTTGCTTTCATTTACAACTCCATCATATACTTCTAATGTTTTCTGTACAGCAATTAGTCTACCAAGTAATGCTGGCATATCATTTAACTGTACCATATTCTTACCATCGCATAGTGCCTCTTCCGGAGTAATGTGACATTCGATAAATGCCGCTTGAGCTCCTGCTCCCATTCCAGCACATGCTAATGACTGTACTTGGTCTCTTCCACCAGATGGGTGACTAGCGTCAATACATGTAATAATTTCACCATTACTGGCATTGTTAATCTTATCAAAATTTCTCATATCTACTACATTGTCGTTAGCACCGAACTGAGTTCCTCTTTCAATCATAACAACAGGTTTATTGTTTCCAGTCTCTCTAACTTTTTCAACAGCTTCTAATGCTGCCTTAGCATCCATAAAGGTTCCTTTCTTAATAGAAACTTGATTACCTGTTCTAGCGGCTGCTTGAATGATGTTAGTGTAACGACTTAATGAGTGAGGTATTTGAATAATATCTAAAATAGGTCCAATGATAGCGATCTCTTCTTCACTATGTACATCAGACGTTACCTCTAAACCAAAGTCACGTTTAACTTTAGACAATAGTCTAACACCTTCTATTAATCCTACTCCGTGGAATGAGTTAGCACTTGTTCTGTTTGCTTTATTGTAGCATGCTTTAAATACTACCCTAACCTGAGTGTTGGGGTCACTGTTAAAAGCATCTTTAATTGTGGCAATCTTCTTAGCGTGAGCCATTAGTTGCTCTTCGCTCTCTATGGCACATGGCCCCATGATGATTAACATTATTCTTCCTCCTCAAAGGCATCTGTAATTTTTAATAGTGCTTCATACTTATCTTGCATGTTCTCTAATGTAGCAATAGCATGTGCAACTTCTGACATATCTTCATACCCAGTCATTAGACTGAATGTTACTGCTTGTTCAAACTCTTCTTGATTCTGTGTAAGGTTTAAAAACACAGGACGGTTATCGTCAAATGGGTCTAGTTTAATAATCATTATTCACCATCCTTTAAAAATTTTATAAGTTCCTTCGCTTTCTTCAAGTCCTCATTATTATTTACGTTATAATACAGAGATTCATCAATATAAGCAGTAACATTAAAACCACTTTCTAATGCTTTTAGTAATTCAATACTTCTTTCCAGCATCATTGGTGTGTCTGGTTGTTTCATTAATCTTAATAAGGCTTCTGTTCTATAAGAATATATTCCTACATGTTCATAAAATCCTTCTTGTGCATTCGACACTGGATCTCTATGCATAGTTATAATTTCTTTTGTAAAATAATTGTAGCTAGCCTTAACAACATCGTGATCTGCACCTTGAGCTTCATCAAAGTTAGGTACCAACACTGTTGATATCTCTGCTTCTATTAAGTTAAGGTAAAGACTAACCAATGTCTCTGGATGAACAAATACTTCATCACCACTAACAATGGTTACTGTTTCGTAATGTTTGTATTGTTCCATCTGAACAACTTCACTAACTCTACTTGTACCGTTAATATGATCCTTACTTGTCATCACAACATCAAGATTTGGTAAATCTAAAGTAATTAGATCTTTAAGCTTCTTATCGTCTACTGCAACTACTACTTTAAATCCGGTACCAAAGGCTGTTAATGCAGCTTCTAGTGTTTGAGATATAGCATTCTGCAGTACTGTTAAGTTACCGCCTAGCTCTTTAGTGAGCTTATGTTTAAGTCTTGTCGACTCATAGCGTGCCGGTATTACGATTAGCTGTCTCATTACTTCTCCTTACTACCGTATGTTAGTTCAATCAATCTGAGGGTCTTTGGAAGCTCTATAGCGAGCTTACTGGCCTCATCTGGTGTGATTCTATGGTCTGGCAAGTTATTCGCTTTAAGGGTCCTTCTAGCCCATCTATCGAGGTTCTCGTCTATGTTGCCAAATTTGAGTATCTCATTAGCTTTAGGTGTAGCATAACATGCAATTAGCTCTTCTAATCTATCGTTTGTCCAAAGTCCATTTTCACTACGTACCTTATGTACGATCTCATGTACAACAACGGGTAACCATCTTTCTGCACTTCCTCTGAATCTCTTACCGTTGAATACGATCATATCTTCATCGTGGTCATATACTGCCCATATTCCATTCTTACTATATCTACTGTCTAGGTTCTCTTCGATTCTATAGTCAATCTCTAGCTCTTGTAGGCGATCCTCTATGTCTGTAACGAATGATGGATAAAAACCACCTGTGATAACAAATACTAATGCTTTAACTAGAAACTTCATTTTGTGCCTCCCAATCTTTAGGCTCTTGCTCGGTGAGGTATACTCTCTTACCGTCTTCTATTTCATAATACCCCAAAAGAGATATTTCTGCAACTATTTCTTTTATTATTTTCTCACCGGCTCTCTTTACACTGTTGCTCATCTACTTACACCTTACAACTTTCATAATACCTTGCTCAATAATAGAACAGTTTACTGTGTCTCCATAGTATCTTTGTACTAGAGGAGCAAACCTTACGTCCATAACAACCTGCTTATATGAGAAACTCTTCATCTTGCCACCACGTACTGGTACTTTAATCTCTCTAAACAAATTATCCATTCTATCAAAAAAATCATCTGAACTCTTCATGACTAACTCCTTACCGCTGAGATTTTATTCTGGTTAGCAACTTCATACTCAAGGTTTACTAAAGTAATAAGTCTTCTCATCTCATCTTGGCTGATTTCATTTCTTAACTTTCTACCTATGACTTCTTGCATTCTTTGCATCTTCTCTGAGACTGTCATAATGTACCCCTTACTGTTTTCGTTATAATCTCATTATAGCACATAGTGATTTAATAGTGCAACACTTTTTATATTTTTATCTATTTATTATGTAAGTTACTAGAAACTAGACCTATACACTAGTTATGTACATTATCTTATAGGTATTATTAGATATATTTACAGATATGTAAAAAAGTCTGTGATGAAAGTGGTCATTTTAGTGGTAGGTATTTATACCGGAATCAAAAAGCTACATACATATATATAGTATATACTTATACCAGACACTATACATATACTAGTTATATACGAAGTATACGCTGGGTATACGTAGCTACCAGTAGACTATGGGTATGTGTTAGACACTATTAACATAAACTTAACATAAGTAGGTTATATAGACTATTGTATAGGTATTTCTTATATAATGAACATATATAGTGATATAACCACTAGAGTAGTGGTAAGTATAAGTAGATATCGAGATGAAAAGAGAGGCATGTTATGGACATGAAACCTAACCTATATAAATTTACACACACATCCTGCAGCGGAACTAAAATAGTGTATGAGATTGAAGCAGACTATCTGTCTGATATACTTGACCACGAGGAGGAAGAATAATGAACAGTTTAATGGATATTACTGCAAAATCACTAGTCACAATGTTGTGTGTCGTGGCTTGGTCCCTAGTGGGTTATTTTATATGGTGTACTATGGGAATCACATTAAGAGGTCTGTTATGACGAATCACAATAACTATGTATTCACAAGAGAAGTAGATGAAGATGAATGGGGTAGAACATTTATTGAACTAGGGATTAAGGTTGATATGGAAGCTTTAATACATGAAGGACAAGGACCATTATACGATAAGTTGTTTGATCATTTAAACTCACTGATTGCTGAGGGTACTGTTAAATATCAAATAGAACAAAAACGACTATCACAATAGAACTATATCCGCGAAGTAGTAACGGGCGGGAACTCACTTGGGCTAGTGGCTAAACTTGCCCATTTTATTCATTTAAGGAGATTATATGAGACACTTATTTGTATTACTAACTTTAACAATTATGTTATCATTCAGCTGCCAAGCTATAGCTAATGACGTATATGAGATTGAGGGCATAGCATTCACAGTACAGAAGAACAGGAAAGATCTAGTGGTCCTGCCTTCAGCTCTTAAACACACTAGATCCCTACAAATTCCTCTGTTATATGGTCATATGGCTACTAAAGGTGTTATTGGTAAGGTCACAAAGATCATCGTCGGTAATGGTGTTGTAAGGTTTAAAGCCGAGCTGACACGTACAGAACGTAATGCCCATATAATCGATAAGGTACTAAAAGGCTATATTAAACACGTATCTATTGGCTTTATTGCTTTAGAGACTACAGATGAGGGTGTAGTTACCAAGATGGACTTACTAGAGATATCTATTGTGCCTATTCCGGCTGATCCTACTGCAGTAATTAAAAAGATAACAAAAGTGGAGTTATAATATGGAAGACGTTAGAAAACTTTTACAGAAAGTTAAAGAGAAAGTAGCATTTAAACATTCAGAAGCTGTTGTATTACAGTTGTTACTTGAAGATTTAGAACGTATTGTACAGGACTTTGATGCTAAAGCTAAAAAGAAGACTGTAGAACGTGAGACTACAGCAGAAGATATTACAAAGCCAAAGACTAAGGCTAAACGCAAGAAGAAATAATTGATCGCCTTCACCAGGGCTCAATTGGGGAATCGACTCCCCATAGAAGGAGGTGTAACTTCTCGTGTTGGATGCACGCAAACAATCTGGGCATAGTGTCCCTCTCTGTAATGGAGTAATCACTGGACAGGTACGAAGGCGCCTTTATGTAGATGAGAGGAGATGGAACCTCATTAATAAACACAATGCTACTAGCCTTCACTTTCATTGCTAAATATTTGGAGATACTGATGGTTATTGATTACAAACCTTTCCCACACTATATAGAGATTATTGAGATTCCAGGACGTAAAGACATTGTTAACGTTAAGACAAACACACATCTGATTCAGAATGCTCCACTTAATCAATTAGAATACATAACATATCCATATGCTGGTATTGCTGCAAAGGTAGAGCTTAAGTGTAAAGATAAAGAACTACAGCAAGCTATTTATACCGCACTTGATAAAGGTACTGATTTATTTGTATACTTCGAGGATGAACACCCCGTCCTTCAGAACGCTTATAGTAACTGGGCCCATATGTACCTACATCTTGATCAGTTTAAGTCAGCACAGAGCCTTACAAACAGTGCTAAGGGTAAAGATATACTCTTCTGTGGTGCTGGTCCTTCTCTTACGGAGAATATGGAGTTAGTTAGAAACATTATCGCTGAAGATAAAGCTATTGTTATTGCAGGTGGTTCAGCAGCTAGACAGATGTGTAAAGCAGGAGTCTTCCCCCATTTGGCTCTTGCTTTCGATCCTAGAGAAGGAGAGAAGACAGTAGTATTTGACCACTTAACTGATGAATGGCTATCTAAAGTACCCTTTGTTACCAATCAAGGTCTATATCATGACTGTTTTAAAAGACTAGGTAAAGCTTACACAACAGGTACTTCATCATTACCAGATCTATGTAAATGGATAGAGCCTAATGAGATGTTTATTAATGAAGGTCGTATTGGTGTAGCTACTATGATACCTTATCTAGCAGAACAGATGTTTGGTGACACACCAGGTAGACTTGTTATGTTAGGTGTAGATCTATGCTTTGGTAAAGACGGTAAAAGATACACAGATGTAGATCAAGCTACAGGTACAGACAATACAGAGCTTAGAGACTTCGAAGGATTACCTACTAGATTAGCTTGGATTAGAGAGGCAGTAGATATTGCACAGACATCAGTAGCTATGAAATATAAGATGGTTAATGCAGCAGAGAGATCACTACTACAGAAGATGGAACTAGAATCAATTGACCTTGCTGATCTATTAAACAATGAATCACAACCCTTTATTGTAGAGGATATAAATAAGCATGAGACAGCGACATCGGTATTTGAAAAGCTTGAAAAGATGCAAAAAGACTTCATCTCGATGGATGCTAAAGAAAAAGGCTATCAAGATGCAGAGTGTCAACAGACAGAAGCTTTTCAATTTACTGTATCGACATACAATCTTCTTCAAGAAATGCGGGAAATAAGAACAGGTGACTACAATCATGTGCTATTGAAGCATGTAGTTAAGAATAATTTAAACTGGGTAACAGAGGCCTTAGGCCAAAGACACTCACATGAGGTAATAAATGACAAACAAACGAAAAGACTTTAATGACTCGGAGATAATGGATGCACTGGACGCAGAGAGCTATAACATCACCAAAGCAGCGGGCAGACTTGGAGTCAGACCTAACACACTTTATAAATGGGTTAAGGAAAGTGAGAACCTTACAACATACATCAGTTTCCGTACTGAGTCCGACGCGGTCAGAGCCCGTGACAAGCTTGACGAGATACTCAGCTCGGCCGACACGCTTGATCCCAGACAGATGGGACATATTATAAGCATATGTAAGATCCTACTGGATAAACAAGAGGCCGATAAGAACCATTTAGAAGTAGATCAGACAAATACACATACAATAGATAAAGATTTAGAAGATAAGATAAAGAAATTACTAGAGGAATAGATGTCTAAAACTAAGCGTATACTGTTTAAATGTAAAGGAAACATCTGTAGATCCCCTGCTGCAGAGATCATATTACGTGCTATGAAGCCTGAATGGCAAGTGTTTAGTTGTGCTACCACACCAAATACTACTGGTCAGAAGCTACATCCTGGCATGAAACGAGTATTAGAGTACTATAACTTCCCTATTTCACACCCAGACAGAGAGGTTATCTATCAAGATGATATATTAGAGTTTATGCCTTACTTTGATGAGATACATGATCTACATCTAGAAGGTATATCTGATCCTTATATTACAGGACACTTTAACAAGACTGTACAAGAGTTAATTCAATATATTGAGACAATGTTCATGGAGGATGAAGAATGTACAAGCTAACTAGACATCACGTTACACGATTTACTACATTTAGAGCTGATTCGAAGTATTGTTGGATTAGTAAACATAAGACTCTCAAGGAAGCAGAGGCTGAAAAGAAATTAGTTATGATCAATAGACC